ATAGAACAAAGGGAAGCATCTATAGAAGATACATGGAGAAAGTTTGAAAATGATAGGTATGAAGTTGATAGGGCAGTATTAGAATCAGATGCAAATATAACTTTATTTGATGATTATTATGTAGATTTCCCAGAGATGTCATTTCCTTTAAGTGATATGGAACAGCTACAATTACTTCAAACTAAAAAAGATATGGGTATCATTACACAAAGAGAATTATTAAGAACGCTAAACCCAGATATAGATGATGCAGAATTAGAAACTAAATTAGGTGAGGTAAGAGAAGAACAGCAACAGCAACAAACACCTCAACAGCAAGGCAGTTTAGTAGAAAGAATCATCAGTGGCTGATATATTTGATGTATTTTATAAAGAACTTGATAGCCTTAGTGAAAAACTGTTTTTTGATATTGAAAAATTGGGTACATCTCTTTCATCATTATCAGACACAGAAATTGTTGCACTTGGTAGACAGATTGATCTATTTGCTGAGTTGCAAAATAAAGGCTTTAATACAAGCTTTCAAAAGCTTATGAATGGTTATGACACACAAGCAGAAGAAGTAGTGAACAGATATAGAAGTATTTTTGCTGATAAACCAGAATTAGCCAGATTAAATATTGATGCTGTTGCAAATGAACTACAGCTATTAAGAGATTTAGACGGAGAAGCATTATTAGGCAGTCTAGCATCAGAATCAAAGAAACTTGAATCAAGCTTATTCAGGGGTATTATAGCTGGTGAAACATCAACACAAATAGGCAACAGAATTAAAGCACAATATGGAGATAAAATATTAACTGGTGACGCAAGGATGATAGCTAGAGATGCTTTTAGTGAATTTAGCAGAACATCTACATTTAAAGTGTTTGACAATGTACCAGAGCAAAGATTTAGATATGTTGGGAGTAGAGATAAGGCTAATAGACCAGCTTGTCGATTTATATTAGATAACCAAAAGAATAAAAGAGGTTATACAAAAGCAGAATTAAGATCAATAGGGAAACAAATGAGAAAAGGGGAACTAGCTTTACCTACGTTTGATACTAAAAAAAAGGTATTCGTAAAAAAGAAACAAAAGGCTGAATTTACGTTAAAGCGTTTTGGAGGTCATAACTGTAGACATACAATTGTAGCAGTTTAAAGAAATTATATGAATTTAGGACAAGTACCAATATTTACCAGAAAATTTATGGATCAGCTTGGCACTAAGGTAGCTGGTCGAATTATTTTAGATGCTGGAAAAGGTATATTTCAAAACAATCAAAAAAAATTAAAGTACAAATCGCAGTCTTATAAGGATGCTAAAAAAGCTGGTAAGGCTACAAAAAAAGTATCAGCAGATAAAACAACTAAATTTGTTAATATGCGTTTAACTGGTGATACATTAAATAAAATTAAAAGCACACCAACTAGAAAAGGTTTCAATATTGATTATGGAAATCCACTTGTAGTGCTAGGTAATGCTAAAAGAGATTATGACCTATATGGCATATCTTTTAAAAATCTATCTTTTATTTCTAGGTCTTTACAAAGAGAAATAAATAGAAAAATATCTGAATATGAAAAACAAGATATAGAAATCAAAATAAAAAGATAAGGAGTTCATCATGTCTGAAGATGTAAAACAAGACCCAGTCAAAGTGGATGACGTAAAAGAAACCACAAATCAACCAGCAGAAGTTGTAAAAAGCGTATCTGAATCTGTACCTTATTCTAGGTTCGCAGAGGTGATAGCAGATAAAAAGAAAATGGAAGAAAAGCTGATGAAATTTGAAGATGATCAGCAAAAGAAAAGGAAAAAAGAGCTTGAAAAGCAAGGCGAATATAAAGCCTTACTATCTGAGCAAGAATCTGAATTATCTGAAGCTAAAGCGAAAGCCCAGCAGTGGGAAGTGTACCAGACTAAGAAGAGGGATGATTTAATGAAATCTCACAACCTCAGTGAAAGACAGATCAATATAGCAAACAAGTTAGATTTAAGTGAGCTTGAGAGTTATGTTGATGATTTAAAAGAAAATTCAACACAATCTGTTTATACAGATAAATCATTACCAACACAAGGCAGAACAAAAATGACTGGAAACCCTTTTAAGAATATGACTAGGGATGATAGAAGGAAAAATTGGTCAGAAATTGTAGCCAGTTATAATGATTAAATATTTAAGGATATAAATAATGGCAAACACAACTTTAACTACTTCTGCTGTAAATAAAAGAAGTATGTTATCTGAGGGAATTTTAGCTTCCCTAGAAAGAAACTTAGTATTTGAAGGCACTGTAGATTCATCATATAATGATCTTATAAAAGGTGGTCAAGGTCAGGTACTCACAATTCCAAAATTTACAGAACCTACAGTAGGTACAAAGTCTGCTGGTAGTGATGTAAGTTTTAGTGCAGATACACATGGATCAATCACTTTGACTATGAATCAGCATAAATTTGTAGCTAAGCAAATTGAATCAATCGCCCAGCTTCAGACTCAAGAATCAATGTTCAATAAAGAAGTTGAGCAGTTTGGATATTCTTTAGCTAAAGCTTATGATACCTTTATTATGGGTACTTTAGAGGGTGCATCAAATCAGCAAATTGATTATAGTGCAGATGATACTTTTACTGTGGCTTTAATTAGAGAGGGGCTTACCAAGCTTTTAGCTTCTGATTGTCCATTAGGTGAAGATACTTTTTTAGTAGCTAATCCAGCTTCATACGCTTCACTACTATCATTGGATACGTTTGTAGATGCTTCTAAATATGGCGATTCAAGACCAGTACAAAACGGAGAAATTGGCTCAATTTTTGGATTAAATGTGCTTGTAAGCTCAGCTATCTCTGGTACAGCAGATGGTGATGAATCTGCGTTTATGTATCATAGATC